TGTGTACTCTGTTCTTTTTACATATGATGAATGGATCATAGCATTTTGAAAGATTTCTAGGTTCTTTACAGAATACGAACAGTCATGCTTATGCAAAATCATGTGTATATCCTTCTGGGTAAACACACGATTTTTTGAGTTATACGGATTGTATACAGGAGTATCCATGCTTTTATGTTTTATATTCGTTAACAGTAAAGTCCGTTTTGGACATTAAAAAATGCCCTTTACTCGGGAACAACGCGTTCAATGCTGAACGTTTGCTGAGTAAGAGTTGCTTGGTGCACGTCATGAATATAACGGTAGCAGCCTTCGGGAGTTGGGGCACCTGTACTATGAAAGTACAGAACCAGGTACTCACGCAGCTTGTTCTTTGAAAGAGACCAAGCTGCGTTCCAGGTTCCTGGCTTTTTGATTTTGATGCTGGAACCATCCTCGCGGATGTCCAGCTTTGTGTAGGTTGCAAAATCAGGCTGACGAAGAATGTCAGTGATCTCCAAAGCGATAATACTGCGTTCTTCACGCAGAGGATATAGCCGCTCGTTGAGAGCACGAACCTCGTCATCTTTTTGCTTGTACTTCATGACAGCAGCACGAAGGTTTTGAATATCCTCGAGAGCAGCCATTTTGTTTTGATATCTGCTGCAGAACAATAAAAAATCCGTTTTCACTCAGAATTCAAGTCCACAGTCAGGTATGCATCCACCATAGTGGGCAAGCTGATTGGGCTGGTCTTCGTCACATCCGCGGCAGTATCTCGCACGTTTTGTCGGGCGGATATTTGTTCGAACTTCATCCAGTTTTCGTGAAAGCTCTTTCAGCATGTTGTCACAAATCTTTAGCTGTTCGGCTAGTTGGTCAAGCATTGTTTCTAGCTCGTCCATCTTTTATAAGTAGCAACAGATCTGGAAAAAATCCGTTTTAACTAAAAAAGAGTTGGTAACTCAGTTTTAGATACTATTGCCCCTCCCACGCAATAGTACAGTGATAGTCAAACTATCTCCTTCTTTCAATGTCTTATACATATTTAACATATCAGACTGTTAATCTGCTTTTCCCATTCCTAGCCGTGTTCGCTATAATATATGTCATGACTTTTGCCATGTCCACGATAGTAACATTTCAGCCAAAGCTTCTGTGTTATATCTTTCCTTCTCTTGGGTTTGTCTCCCTTAAGGTCATACGCAACATTCCGCGTGTGACTATGATGACCTACATCATCTCTATACCAGAGTCCACAGCCACCACTTAACAGGTGGCAGCTCCATGTCTGCTTCGAAGCTATAACATTACCCATTGATTTAACCAAGTTTTCACGCAGCTTTTCATTCTAGTGAGCTACCAACTCAATCTAGAAGAACCTTGGAGCGTTTCCAATTAGTCTTTTCAACAGAACTATTACAGTCCCACAGATCACTTTTCTGTAAATAAAAATTCCGTTTTTAACGAAGTTTTTCAATGTTCCTCTTGATAAAGCGTGCGAGGCGGGGTGTGGAGAATGCAATGATCTCAGAGTTTTTATCACGAATGTCTAGCTTGGCATAGTAGCCAAACCCATCGTATACAGACAAGTTGTGCTTTTTAATCAGCCACGACTTGTTTGTTCTGAAGAACCCAATGTGCTCCAGCTCTTCAATGTCGAGCAGGTAGATCACATGATCCTCATGAGCAGGAGTAAAAGAGATACTAACGCTCCCAGCAGAAGCATCGTACTTTACAGAGGCCATTTTTCTTGATTAATCTACATTAAAGAAATCCGTTTTAAATAACAATAATGTTCGGCGATGAAGAAATTAGACATCTCCGTAAGGTTTATAACTCTGAACATCCTAAGGAATCACCCATACCAGATGGTACAATGGATCAAATCTGGAATTCTTTAAAAGACAGATTTCATTCCAAATGCAAATCAGCTACTACAGAATGTGTCATATCTCATATGCTTCAACGTCCTAAGGCTCCCGATTCATGGATAACGAATCCAACTGATTGGCTATCTTCTACAGACATTGAACGTGTTGAAAAATCATACGAACGACTTTTTAAAGACTATAAATTTTTAGGTTGCATTCCTATTGATTTTGATCTAAAATCTAAAACTGGTCAATGCCTAGTAGATGTATTGTGTTCTATTAAACTAAAAGACTTATATCGCAAAGGAAAATCACAAATTGGTATCGTATTTAATACAGATGTTCATACTGGCCCAGGAGAACATTGGATTGGATTATTCTGCGATATACGTCCAGAATTAGAATATGGTCGTGTAACATATTTTGATTCTTACTCACAACGCCCAGAAGAAGAAGTACAAGTTTTAATGCGTAGATGGAAAGAAGAATGGGATAAAACTGGAATTCATGATAAACCCATGGAGATCACATACAATACAACTCGCCACCAATTCAAAAATTCAGAGTGTGGAATATATTCATTATACTTTCATTACTGCTGCCTTAATGAAATTCCAATGAAAGATAAGATACCTGACGATGTCATAAACGTGTTCCGAAAGCTTCTTTTTAACGAGAGTAAATAATAAGATGGAGTCATTCTGGCCATGGTTAGAACAAAACAAATTTATGATTGGACTTACAGGACTGATCATTAGTGGATTTGTTTTGTTGTGGATCTATGTACTATGGCCATTAATCAGAGGCAATAAAGCTGCTGTAGATATGTTAGCAAATACTAATTTTGCTACATATCCGAAGGTAACAAATTTAGGTCCACTAGGCTGTCCAACAAATAATAATACTACACTCTGTGATTATTATATAGCATCTTCATCATACACAGTATTTCCTGGATCTACACCCTATGATTTTATATCAGATGGTATCATCCCTCTAGCAGTAAAAGCTGGTGCCAGATTAATTGAATTAGATGTGTATGCTGGTGATAACGATAAGCCTGTAGTTGGACTAAAAAATGAAGCACTTGGATATGATTATGCTAAGAATGCAGTAGACTTTGAAGCATGTTGTATTGCAATTGCAAATACTGCATTTAATAGCGTAGAAACTAATGTATCAAGTGATCCATTTGTATTGAGCTTAATGTTTCATACCGATAAGCGTACTGTAATGGATGCAGCTGCAGAAATACTAAAAAATACTTGTCAGAGATACTTACTAGGACCTGAATATGCATATAATAAACGTGGAACAAGTTTAGCTCAAGAACCTATTTGTAAACTAGCTGGCAAACTGATTGTCGTATCAGGCGGAAATATCAAAGGAACAAATATTGAAGAACTAGTAAATTTATCATGGTCAACATCTAATCTGCGTAGATTAACGTATATGCAAGCCGCACAACCTTATGATCATGATGAGCTAATTAATTCAAATCGTACAACTATTTGCATGGTTGTTCCTGATCCAGTTCCAGATTTAAAGAACAGTAATCCTACAATTCTTTTTGCATATGGATGTCAATGGAATATGATGAATTATGGTTCGTTAGATAACATGATGGAACTGTATATTGGTCAGTTTCAGCAAGCTAGTGTGATATTGAAACCGGAAGAGTTGCGATACAGACCGGTTGAAGCAAAGAAAGCTGTGTTACCTGATCCTGCTACTCATTCATTCCAACCTATGGCTACAAGCTCTCCAATTTATGATTCTAATCCTGTCACGGGTGACAAGTCAATTGTTGTCTGAGAACATATTCTGCGTTAAACAATAAAATGGCAAATAAGTGGTTGACTCACATCAAGAAAACAATGAAGCTGATGAAGTCCAAGGGTACATATGAGAAGGGTAAGGGTCTCAAGCAGGTAATCATGGCTGCCAAGAAGACGTGGCATAGTGCCAAGAAGGGTGGTGGCGATGGTCTTGTTGAGGGAGAGACCCCGCCTTCTCTCAAACCCGCTGCTAAAGATGAGGAAACGGAACCTGTTAAAGCTGGTCGTCGTCGTAAAACTCGTCGCCAACGCCACAGCCGTCGTCGTTAGAAAAAATGAGTATAACTAACATATAAAGACAAATGGGTGGCGGACTTCTTCAATTAGTTGCTTATGGTGCTCAGGATGCATACATTTCTGGTAATCCGCAGATCACATTCTGGAAGGGTCTTTTCAAGCGTCACACTAACTTTGCAATGGAGCCTTTTCGCATTAACTTCTCTGGCCAGATTCAGTGGGGTACCAAGCAGACTGCCCTTATAGGCCGTCACGCTGATCTCCTCTACTCTACTTATGTAGAGGTTGTTCTGCCCGGAACCACAGGTAATACTCCTTACTACTGGAACAATGACAACCTGAGTCTTGGTTATAATCTAATCAAGCATGTTGAGCTGGACATTGGTGGTCAGATTATTGACCGCATGTATTCAGAATTTATGGTTCTCTGGGGATCTTTAACATTGCCGATTGATAGCAGATTCAAGCTAGAGTATATGCTATGTGGACGAGATAATAATAATGGACCTACAACCTACCCAGATACATCTATTTGTGGTACTGATGGTCGCAAGAAAAAACTGAATGTTTTTTACATTCCTTTACCCTTTTTCTTTACTCGTAACCCAGGAGCTGCTCTTCCTCTGATTGCACTTCAGTACCACGAGGTAAAGATTAACGTACTTTGGAATGAACCCCAGTTTATTGCCGGTAACTTTACTAAGGATGATAAGATTGTCCCAATATATGGCACTCCGAGAACATTACCTGGTATTCAATATCTCCCCCAAGCAATTCAGGCTGCTCTATACATTGACTACATCTATCTGGACACCGAAGAGCGTCGTCGTATGGCTCAGGCTTCTCATGAGTACCTAATTGAGCAGACACAGTTTAATGAAGACAAAGGTATTGTAGGAGCCAGCAATCGCATTGATCTGACTTTTAATCACCCTGTAAAGGAGCTCATTTGGGTTGTTCAGCCTGCTTACTATACTGATTGCAGACTTTCAGCTGGAGCTTATAAAATTAGACCTACTGTATTTCCTGTTGTTGGTACCAATCAAGTTGCTACTACTTCAGTTACTGGCGGTGGCCAAGGTGCAACATTTAATTTAAGTATCGATGCTTTGAATGTTTGCACTGTCACTATAAATAATGGTGGTAGTGGCTATGCAGATGGTGATTCATTCACTTTTAATGGTGAATATACTACTTTTGTAGATAATAGCACCTATTCTGTTACGGCACTATTTACCAATTTTACCTTTACTATTGGCCAGAATGGTTCTGGTGTTATCAACAGTATTAATACACCAACTGGTACTTCTGCGGGAAGCATAACATCACAAGAAGCAAGAACTAGACTAACACCTTTTACCTATGATATTGATCCCGTATTTGACCAGTGGATACAAATTAATGGACAGGACCGCCTAGATCGTCGTTATGGCGATTACTACAATAAGGTTCAGGCATTCCAACACCATTCTGGAATACCTGCAGGTTTAGGTGTGTATAGCTACTCTTTTGCTATACGGCCTGAAGAGCACCAGCCGTCTGGTACGTGTAACTTTTCTAGAATTGATACAGCCACGATTGTGATGAATATGGCTGGCGTAACAGATCCTGACAGCGATAACCCCACCTTTAATGATAATCCGGATTTCAATAACTGGAATGTGCGTGTATATGCGGTCAACTATAACGTTCTTCGTGTGATGAGCGGTATGGGTGGTCTCGCGTACAGCAATTAATATATTATGATTGCTCGCTTAGTTTCTTAATTTTTTCCAGGTACAAAATAGCATCCATAAGCTCTTCTTGAGCGTGTTGAATCCACTGTAAAAACGTTAGATCATTACGATCCAATGTTTTTCCATATTTTGTTTGTCCAATCTCTGCACGCTTCTGGAAAGCAGAGATTACACTTGATACAACTGAATCATACTTAGGCTCCATTTAATAATAAAAGTTTTCTAATGTATAAATTAAAATGACGAACCTTTTTCTTGGATTTTTGATGCTTGTGCTCGCGTACCTTCTTGGACGTATGCTACCGGGAAT